AAATACTCAATACCTAACGCAGGTACAGGAAGTAACCACTTTGACAGGTTATGTTCCTGAGATAGGAGCGTTAGTCTATTTGGATGAAATCCTTTACATGGGTAACGGTATCGAATGGATTAGAATCTACGATAGCAATATCCCTCCAGTAGACGGGTTGATTTATCAAGGTACTTGGAACGCAGAGACGAACACTCCTATTTTAGAAAGTGGAGAAGGTACTACAGGAGATTTTTACATAGTCAATACGGCTGGTACTACAGATTTAGACGGAGTAACAGATTGGCAAGTTGGTGATTGGGCTATATTTGAGGGTGGTGCATGGATTAAAATAGACAACCACGACATACAAGCATACACCACAGTAAAAGACGAATCCACACAGTTACCTAGACGCTCTGTATTAAAATTTGAAGGCACAGGAGTAACTGCTTCTGATGTTTCAGGTGAAACGGTTATTGATATACCTACTCCAAATTTGCAAGCTGTTACCGATGTGGGAGCAGAGACTACAAATACATTGTATGTAGGTGATTTAGATAATTTTTATTCTGAAATAAGTTCAGGAGCGGTAGGAACTGCTAATGTTCCAAATGCAACTTATGCTTTTATTGGTCAAGACGCAACGCTTGGATTACATAACGGAGATACTGAGTCATTGTTAAAAAATACAAATGTCAGTGCTGGTAATGCTGTGATTTTAGAATTTCCTGATAAAACAACTGGAAGCTATACAATTGCTACATTAGAGGAGATAATTCCAAATACAAACTACGGACTATTTGCACAGACTGGAGATAGCGTAGCAGTAACAGCAACAACTACAGAGACTACATTAATTAACGGAGGCGTAGGAACTTTATCTGTACCAGCAAACGCATTTAAAGTAGGTGATACATTCAGAGCAGATTTCGCTGGAGTAATGTCAGCAAAGAATGGAGATACTCTTCGTATTAGAGTTAAAGCTGGTTCTGTTGTGTTAGCTGATAGCGGACTTCAAACAATGCCATCTACTACTAATGCTGTATGGTCACTGTCTTTAGATTTTACTATTCGTCAATTAGGAGGAGCTGGAACTGCGTCTGTTGTTACTATTGGTAACTTCTTACACCTTAAACAATCGAATAATACTTCTGAGGGATTTGGTTTTAACACGGTCAACAATACTACGTTTAATACTACAATTTCTAACACGTTAAACGTCACTGCACAGTGGAGTAGTAACTCAGCATTAAATAGTATTTACTCGGATGTATTCGTTTTAAATAAAGTTTACTAATGAAAACAGAAAGTAAAACATCACCGCAGAACTCAGGAAGAGGCTGCCTATGCGAAGACGAAACCTACCATATAGACTGTTGTGACGGTAGCTTACAAGCTCAGGGCATCGGTTCACTAGAAGGACAAGGAGACGTAGTACTAACACAAGAGATAGTAGAGCGTAATATCATACGTTCAAACGGATAAAAATGCAACAAATAAAAACCAAATAGTTAATAAGTTATGAATAAAAGTGTATTAGACAAGTTGAGCAAGTTTGAAAAAAACGTAGAGCTTGCTGAAGTGAATGTTGAATTGGCAACTGTTAAAGAAATAGATGCTAAACTAAAATCTTTTGGGCTACCATTTTCTGATATAAATAAAGTAGGAACATCAGTTTCTTCTGTACAAAATGCATTAAGAATATTGGAAAAATCTATTAATGAAACTTTACAAGAAGCAAAGCAACTTGAAATAAAAGCAAAAGAATTAGGTATTGATGCTGGTTTAGAAAATGGTGTTAAATATGCAAATGAAAAATTAAAACAAGTTTCATCTGCAAATACTTTATTTTCACGTTTTAATGCAGAAATTGAAAAACTTAAATAAACATAAATGAAAGCAAACGAAGCAATTAAACAAATAAAAACTTTACTCGGTTTAGAGACTGAAGTTAAGTTAGCACAGGCACGTCTATTAGACGGTACTACAGTTATCGAAGCTGAAGTATTTGAAGCTGGTGCAGAGGTATTCATCGTAACAGAAGAAGGAAACGTTCCTATGCCTGTAGGTGAGTACGAAATGGAAGGTGGTGAACTTATTCTTGTAGTTGAAGAGGAGGGTATCATTGCTGAAATCAAAGAGAAAGTTGAAGAGACTGAAGAGGAAGAAGAAGCTCCAGCTCCTGAAGCTGAGACAGAAGTAGTAGAGGAAGAGATGAGTGAAGAAACTCGTCAGCCTAAGAAAACTATTGAGTCTATTATCAAAGAAACTCTTTTCTCTGAAATCGAAAAAATCAAAGCAGAAAACGAAGAACTTAAAGCTGAACTAGCTGCTCTTAAAAATGCTACTGAGTTAAGCGCTGTAGAAGATATTAAGCCAATCCAGTACAACCCTGAGAACGAGCAAAAAGCTGAGGTATTTAAGTACACTAAAAACCGCTCAATGTCATCACTTGACAGAGTGTTAAACAAATTGAAATAATATTCACTTTTTAAAATCAACAAATTATGCCAACAAATTTGGACATCACAACAACGTATGCGGGGGAAGCGGCTGGTAAATACATCGCTGCTGGTCTTCTTTCTGCTAACACAATCGAAAACGGAGGGGTAACAGTTGTTCCTAACGTTAAGTACAAACAAACAATTAAGCGTTTAGATTCTGACTCTTTAATCGCAGATGCTACTTGTGACTTCTCTGCTACAGGAGATGTTACTTTGACAGAGCGTGCAATCGAGCCTAAGGAGCTACAAATCAACGCACTTTTGTGTAAGACTGATTTTGCATCTGACTGGAATTCTTTAGAGATGGGTTACTCTGCATTTGACGTTCTACCTAAATCTTTCCAAGATTTCTTTATTGCTCGTATGCTAGGACAAATGGCAGAAGCTACTGAGACTTCACTTTGGAGAGGTGTTGAGGCTACTAACGGACAGTTTGGTGGTATCTTCACACAAGCGTTAGCTGAAGCAGGAACAGGTATTCCTGTGGGACAATCTTTAGTAGGTGTTTCTGTAGACGCTACTAATGTAATTGATGAATTAGGTCGTGTGGTTGACGCTCTTCCATCTTCACTTTACGGTAAAGAAGGTTTGAAAGTATATGTTTCTCAAAACGTAGCTCGTGCATACGTTCGTGCATTGGGTGGATTTGCTGCTGCTGGTGTTGGTGCTGCTGGTACTAACGCACAGGGGACACAATGGTACGGAATGGGTTCAGGTTTGTCTTTTGACGGAGTATCTATCTTTGTTGCTAACGGACTTGCTAACAACTCTATACTAGCTACTACTACTGAGAACTTGTATTTCGGAACTGGTCTACTTTCTGACCACAACGAAATTAAGTTGATTGACATGGCTATGATTGACGGTTCTAAAAACGTACGTTTTGTAGCTCGTTACACTGCTGGTACTCAAATCGGTATCTTGGAGGATTGTGTTGTTTACTCTCCAGCTTTAGACTAATTAATTAATAAACTCAAGAAGGGGAGGGCGGTCTAACTTCCCTCCCTTTTTTATAAAATTTTAAAATATGGCTTGTGATATTTCAAACGGTAGATTAGAAGCGTGTAAAGACGGAATCTCAGGATTAGATGCTATCTACTTCATTAATTACGGTATTAACTACCCTACAGACGTTACTTTCTCTTCATCAGTAGGTTTAGAAGATGTAATTGTAGATGTAGCTGGAGTTACTGACTTGTACAAATGGGAGTTGAAAGGTGCTAACTCATTCGAGCAGACTATTCAAACTTCACGTGACAACGGAACTACTTTCTTTGAGCAAACTATTGTAGCTCAGTTTAAAGTTCTTGACCCTACAACACACAAAACAGTTAAGTTGTTAGCTTATGGACGTCCACACGTTGTTGTGCGTACACGTTCAGGAAGCTACTTCCTTGCTGGTCTTGAAAGAGGATGTGATGTAACTGCTGGTACTATCTCTTCAGGTACTGCTATGGGTGACTTCAACGGATACAACTTAACACTAACAGCTATGGAAAACATCCCAGCTCCTTTCTTGGACTGTACAGATGAGACTACGTTAGCTGCAGTATTTGGTTTAACAACTTCTGAAATCATTACTACTTAAGATACCAATAGGTTAAAAAGGAGGGAGGCAATAGTCTCCCTTTTTTTATTTCAAAACAATTCAGCCGTTTTAAGTTATTAATATATGATAGTAACAACGTCAGCTGCTGAGGTTAAGATATTCAGCTTAGTATTAAAAGACCCTGTAGTCACAAAGTGTGTACTTAGGGATGACTCACGCAATGTTTACTTTCTATACGATGTGGAAGGTGTAACTGAGGAAGAGTATTACTATTCAGTTGAGGTAGACATCACAGACGACTTGCTTAATAACCGAGTTTACGACTTTAAGCTACTAAATGACGAAGACGAAATAATTTATTACGACCGTCTTTTTGTTACTGACATTCCAGCAAATGAATTTAGCGTTAACAAGCTGCCAAACGGAGCGAGTATATACGTCTCACATA